CTTTATGCGGAAACCTTTGAGGAGCTTTATATGCAAATCGATATAGAAGCCTGGCACGAAATGAATCTATTGGTTCATGGCTTAACAGAATCGTGTCCCATCAATGTTGATAATGTTGATGATGACATAATTATGTTTTCCATGAGTCCTCATGATCTACTCGTACTGGCTGATATGTGCGATTATGCTTTGAAGGCTCATACTCTCACGTCGGAGTTGAAAGAACGTGTTTCAGTTCTTCGCTTCCGAGGTGTTCCTTTGAATAGGGAAGAGTATTCTCGCGCGGGAGATCGTCGTCATGACCAATAAAATAATTTTTGACTATATTCGTATAGTTATTGTTCTTTATATGTTCATGCGAATCTTCACAACGGTTGAGCTCATAGGTAATGAACAGGCTATTGGAGAAATTAAGCCATCTCCGAGCACTATTTCTAGTGTTCCGGCTTCTTTGGATTTATTCCAATGGTTCTCCCTGATGGGAGAAAAGCTATGACTACTAAGTCTTATTCTGCCGGCTCCAATGCTTGGGACTCTACGTTTTACGAAGAGCACACGAGTACTGGTACCGATGGAAAGTATGAGTTAGTTGATGGTATATTAAGAGAAAAATGGAATGATTATGATCGAAATGATTATCGCTATACTCGCACGAAAGGTGCGGGTAGAGGGACATATCCAAGTTCGACACAATATCCTTTGCCTCCCGATTATATGATCACCGAAGCTCAGAACAAGCTTGTCGACAAATTGCGCGGTCACCAGTTTAATTTAGCAGTTTTTGCTGCTGAAGCTGGTATGACTACACGCATGATAATAGACAATCTAGGAGCACTTAGTAACGCTGTCCGAGATGTTCGGCACGGAAAGTTTTCCGATGCTTTACGTCGTCTCGGAACTCAGTTTAACGCCAATCAGATCCTTTTTCATTTCAAAAGGCCGGGACGGCCTAATGGTTTGAAGACTAAAGTTCCTCGGAATCTTAGCCTAAAGGATGTTTCTGGTCGTTGGCTTGAGTTGCAATATGGATGGCTACCACTCTTACAAGATGTGGAAGAGGCCTCCAGAGCATATTCTGCTTTGATGGGTCCTCATCGTATCTATAAGGTTAAGGTAGTTCGCAAAGTTAAAGGCGGTGGTAACACTTCTGTGAGTCCGACAATTTATTCTATAAATTCGGATTTTACACAGAAAGTCTACTTACGTTATGAGATGAAGGAAGTTCTTTCCATTCAACGTTCTTTGGGTTTAGATGACCCACTTTCCGTAGTCTGGGAGATTATTCCTTACTCATTCGTTATAGACTGGTTTATTCCACTTGGGGCTTATTTTGACAACTTAAGTATGATTCCTAAGCTAACTGGACGGTCGATTTTGACCCGTATAGTTAAGCAGGATTCGTATTTTAGTGGTACAGAAAATCCCAGTTGGTTTGGTGCGTCTTATAATATGACGAAGCATACCATGGAACGACGTGTCACCGTAGGTCAGATGCAGGCAGTTTTGCCTTCATTTAAACCTCTTCCTGCCGCTTTGTCTTCCAAACATATCTGGAATGCAATAGCGCTTGCACATCAGCGAATAGCTAGATAATAACGGGAATTTTCCCATTCATTAACAACTACAATTGTACTATCGTACTAAGGAGCCTATCATGGCCGCAATGACTAACTTACTTGTCAAAGACGACACAGTAACCACTCCGGTGGAGTATACCTTTAATCCCGTTTCTGATACGCCAGTTCCATTTTGGCGTACTGCGATCGCAAATGTTCCTTTAGAAGGACAAATGCGGTTAACGACATCTGCTGCAAAGCAGAAGAACGGGTCATATAAGATTACTGTAAAGCTCGAAGTCCCAGTTATGGAGACTTTGGGGGCCTCAGGAACATCGGCCGGGTATGTCGCACCTCCGAAAGTTGCCTACGTTAACACATTCATCCAAACGATGTTTGCTGATAAACGTTCAACTTCTCAGAATCGTGCTGACTTACTAAAGTTAGGGTTAGGAATTGTTCAGGGTGCATCCAGCACTACAGCAACCGGTGTTCTTGCGAATACCGCTGCTGGTAATGCGTTTGTTAACTCTGTACTTCCTGGTCCCTTACTGTTTACCGCTGTTATCCTGCCTAACTAATTTGTTAGGTTCACTTAACAATAACCGGAGGCTTTCTGCCTTCGATTCAACCTATTGGTGTGAATATGTGTTATTTAAAGAGAAAGTCCCTAAAGGATTCCATAAAAATACTTGGGGCAATAGTACAGGAATGTGCTAAGCTTGGTGGTCCTCTTACCGATCAGTTATTTCAACTTTTCCTTAAGAAAGACTACATAGGTATAGCCCGTTTTGAATTTCATTACGAGCTACCCTATACAACCGACGACTTTATCTATGCACGCCAAATTCAGGCCTTGTTTAGCAAACAAGACTTTCTTGATTTTGGCATTGACACAGAGCAGGTCGCGTTTGACAAGTTTATAGCTTCCGAAATTAAGTGTCGAGAGACGAATCGTCGCTTTCGTATAAATGCTCCTGGAAAACCAGGCGTCTATGAGGTATTACACCTCGCTAGGCGAAAAATAGCGGATATACTACGCGACGTTCCAGATCTCTCAGACCTGACATTTAAGTTCGGTCCTGGAACAAACACGAGCACTAAAGTGAATGAAACTAATCCTAGGATTAAGTTATCATCCAGTCTAGAGTGTTGCGCAAACTTCGCACCATTCGCGAGGGCTTTCTTAGAAGAATTCCCTCTTTGGAATCTTGCAACTTCTGAACAAGAAGTCAAGATCTCGAATGGTAGGCTAACGTTTGTGCCTAAGACCTCTCTTACTAAACGAACGATAAATATTGAGCCGATCCTTACTGGTTTATTTCAGAAAGGTGTTGGATCATATTTAAAAAGTTTGTTAAAGTTTGAGGGGTTAGATCTAAGCGACCAAGAGCCGAATCGTTATGCTGCATATTTAGGTTCCAAGAATGGCGAAATTGCCACTCTTGACCTATCAGCTGCTAGCGATACTATCTCATATGGTCTGGTACTTGACTTACTGCCACCCGAGTGGTTTCAATTTCTTGAAATCGCCCGTACATCAGTGACCGAGTATGGTGACGTAGAACTTCAGCTCCAAAAGTTCTCAAGTATGGGCAATGCCTATACCTTTGAGCTTGAAAGTTTGATTTTCTACAGCCTTGCACACTCTGTGTGTACCTTTCTAAGCTTGGATACTAAGTATGTCAGATCTTTCGGTGACGATATTATAGTCCCGACGCCAGCAGTAGCTTTGCTCGTAGACGTCCTTAATTTTTGTGGCTTTACAGTTAATACTGAGAAGTCATTTAGTGAAGGCCGTTTTCGTGAAAGTTGTGGTGCTGACTACTTAGATGGTATAGATATTCGTCCATTTTATCTTAAGGAACAGATAAATGAACGTATCCTCTACCTAATGCACAATTGGTTCGTTCGCAACCTTGAGTTTAAACTCGCGGAAGTGGTCTTATCATTTGTGAATATGGACATGATTCTTTGGGGTCCCGATGGGTACGGTGATGGTCACCTAGTTGGTGAATTTTCACTTCGTACATCTCGGAAACTTCAGAGATCAGGTTTTGGTGGAGGGGTCTTTGATACATACACATTAAAGAAACGCTTTAATAAAAGGCTTTTCAAAAATGACTGGGTCTTTCCAAGTTACTCAATCTACGTGCGTCACGATGTTAAATCGGGCGATGAACGAGATAGTTACTTGGATAGGACATTTCCAATCGAATCAGTTGCTACTGATCCGGATGTTGTCCGTGGATCCCGTGGGTATGCAAAGATGTCTATCTACACTCTAGCATCGTCTATATTTGGACGATACAAGTCTCAAGATTAGAGACGTAACTGCCCCTTTGGGGCGACCCATAACCTGAAATGGATATGGTGGATGGCCGATTTCGGCTTTATGAACTAG